CATCAGAATTAGGTGCCGTTGATGGATTGCCAGGTTCCAGCAGCAACACAGGTGAAAATCTTGGCTTGAGTTGCGGCAACCGCAATCGCCGCATTGGCCGACAGCAGATTGATCACATCGCCGGTATTTGGGAATACGTTCATCGAGTCGGACGCATCGGCATTAATCACCCAAACCTGAGTTCCGGGCCCGAGCGTCAGACCGTTGGGGGAGGTGTTTGCACCGCAGAACGGTAGTTTCACACTATCGGCCGCAGTCGCCACTACCGTCACGCGGTTATAGGCCGAGTTCAGCAGAACGGCATTGGTCTGGCCACCGCCCGCCGCCGCCGTGATCGCGTTTGTGACAGAAAGCTGCGTGAACCCGACCGAATCAACCGAATTCTGGCTGACCGTCGTGGTGCCGGTGATATTCACCGCATGCGCAGCACCAAGAATGGCGGCCGCCGCCAGAATGGAGAGCAAAAGGCGCTTGAGCATGGTCACAACCTCGTTGTGGATTGAAACGAGCGGAGGGCCCCGAAGGGCCCCGCCGGGTATCAGATGCCGACGCAGATATATTTGACGACGTTGTTGCTCGCCGAGGTCTGCGTCAGCGTGATCGCCGTGGTCGACGTGGTGTAGGACTGCGAAGCCAGCGGCGTCGCGATCCAGGTAACCACGCAATGCGGCGCCGCGCTCTTGGCCGAGTTGAACGTGATGACGCAGCCGGTGGCCGTGGTGCCCATCGTGACCGTGCCGGCCAGATCGGTGCCGACAATGGCCGGGGTGGTGCCGCAGGACGTCAGCGCCGGCGCCGTGGTCGACCCGAGGCCGATGCCGTCGATATTGGTCTGGTAGATCGCGAACGACAGCCCAGCCGACGCGATGAGCGCCAGCGCGGCGGAGGCAAGTTTCGTCCAGATATTCTTCATTTCGAGGTTCCTTATGCAAGAATGGCGCTTGGAGAGGCTGGTTAAGACGACCAGCCGCCCTCGAATTCGATCACGATGATGGCCTGCCCGGTCGTGGCCGCAGTGCCGGACTGCGTATACATCGCGTAGGGCAGAACGTCGCCAGCCGCCGTCAGTGCCCGGCCGAGCGCGCGCGTCACGTCGTAGACGCCCGCAACCGCCTCGTTCACGTCCGCCGCCGCAACGATGTTGTTATAGGCCGCGCCGACCGTGCCGACCGTCAGCACGTTGGTGGTCACCGCGTTGAACACGGCCACGATCTCGACCAGCACCCGCAGAATAAACGCATTCTGCGGCAGCGGATTGTCGAACGGAATGCCCGTGCCGACGCCCGGATCGTTGAAATTGACCGTCTTTTTCAGCGTGTTGGCGACTTGACGCGGATCCTGCCGCGCATTGGTTCCCAGAACACCGGTGGTCATATCGAATTCTCCTCTGTGCTCTGGGCGTTAGAACGTGGACGCTGCGGCGTAGGTGGAGACCACCACGGTGCCGTAGTCGACCGAGTTGTAACGGGTCTTTTTCAGACCGTGGATGGTGAGGGCGGAGATTTCGAGCCGGCGCTTGTGGTCGAAAAGCTCCTCGTTCCAGGTCAGTTTGGTCGGGCCGTTGTCCTGCCCGAACCCCATCATCGCCGCCTGCGCGCCGAGCAGCACCGCCCGCTTGACCGTCGGCACGTCGGCGCCGGCCGCGGACACGCCGTTCGTCACGTCGAACGCCTGCCGCAGAATCACGCCGTTGTAGATGCCGATCGCGCCCGAGAAGATCGGGTTGCCGGTCTGCTTGAGGCCCATATAGGCCATCTTCTGCAGGTCCTGCCACTGCCCCGTCGAGGTGTTCCGGCGCATTGCCGTCACCTGGTAGGGGTGCAGGTACATGCAGAACATGTCCTCGAGCGTGTTGTTGAAGTCGGAGCGGCCGCCTTCACGCATCGAGGTGCCCTTGTACTGGATCGGGCGAATCATCGGCGAGGCCGTGATGGCCAATTCCTTCGCCGCGTCGATCAGACCCAGCGTGAACGTGTCCGCGGACGTCAGGAGATCATCCGATGCGCGCCCGGACTGCCGGATGACGCGCGTGGCCGACGGCGCCGTGACGGCGTTCAGGCCGGTATATCGGACGTCGGTCTGCGGCGTATATCCGCACACCTGATTGAAAAACTCGACCGAATAGCGCTTGGCGTACCAGTCGCGCAGCCGACCCTTGGCCGTGTCGCGCAGATCCCACGGAATACGCTGCTGGTCGATGGTGCGGCGCGACTTGACGCCGACCACGCCCATGAGCTCGTTGATCACGAGCGCATCGGAATAGGTGGTCAGGGCCTCGCCGTTGCCCTCCGCAAGCTGGTTTTCGGTGAAACCGGCCTGCGCCAGCTGCATGACGATGGCATAGGTGATCTGGTCACCAGGGCCCTTCGACAGCGCATTTTGCAGATGGATGACGGAATTCTCGTCGGACCCGATCAGAGGACGGATCGCTGTATATTTCAGCGCTTCCGTTTCGAGTACCCGCGCCCAGAGTTTTACCGCAAGGGCGTCATTTTGCGGGAATGAGGTAGTGGACATAGCGCACCCTGGATTTGGGATGGCCGCAAGCCGCGGCCGTGCTCAAATTATCGGAGGTGCGTCGGTTTATAGCCCGAGGCTGGCGTACCCTTATTTTCGACCGGTCCCGTCTATCTGGTTTTTCTGGATACCAGCAAACTCGGGAAAGGCTTTCTGTGGACCAAGCCACGCCGCCATTCCAAGGGCAAATCACCTATAGCGGCGGAACCTTGCCCCGTCAACATAATGAAAAAACCGCCCGGTTTCCCGAGCGGCTGAAGTAGTGGGATGCAGGGGGAGCCCTGCTCAGGATTTATGCGCGCCTTCGACGCCCCGGTCAATCCGCGACCGTGTGCGGTGCCGGCATCCGGCCGGCGCGGCCGTCAGGCGTAGAACGCCCCACGATCGAATAAGCGCCGCTCGATCGCCAACCTGCGAAAGAGCGCGCGCACGAATAGACGGTGCCTCATTGGCCTGGCCCCTTGCCCATGAGCTTGTCCAGCCGCCCCTTGGGCATCGTGGCCACCAGCTGCTCGAATTCGTCGTCATCCATGGCAACCAGCCGCTCCGGCGTCAGATCTCCCCCAGGCGAGCCGCCCGCGTCCGACAGCGATCGCGAGGCCGCCGCGTTCTGCCTGATCTGCTCCAGCTGGTCGCTCACGGTGCCCTGCGGAGCGGCCTCGACGCGGGCAGGCGGAGCTGCCCCATTGCGCGGCTTGGTCGCCCCGTTGGTTGCTGCCGCAGCTGCCGCAGCCGCATCAGGGGCCGCCGCAGCCGCCTTGGGCACGAACAGGCGGGCCTTGGCCAATTGCATCACCTTCTTGGCCGGAGATTTACCCTGTGCGATCGCGGCCCGGGCGACCATGATCTGCTCGTTATAGAACGCCTTCTTGATATTGTCGGAAAGCGCCGCCTGCTCCGCGCCGGTCAAGGTTCCCACCTGCGCGGTATCGGTTATATCGATATCCGCATAGATAAACCCGAGTTCCCGGTATCTGGTCTCCCGCAAATGCACGAAGGCGTCGGCGAACGTAGGGTCCGCTACCGCCTCCCGCTCGAGATCGGCCGAGAACGTGCCGTAAACCTGCCGCTCCTCGGTTTCGGCGGCGGAAAGCTGCTGATCCTGCTGGCGGCCAGTGCGCAGGTCCTCGACCACCCTCTTGAGCTGCCGGTTGTCCCATTCCAGATGGCCAATCGGGTCAACATCCTTGTCCGGCTCCGGGTCCTTGTCCTCGACCGCAGCGGCCGCAGCCGGGGCCTGCTTCGTGTTGATCGCCTCCAGCAGCATCTTGGTGCGCGTGTCGAGCCGAATCCGCTCCTCGCGCTCCTTGGCCGTCTCCTTTGTAGCCCCGTCAAGCCGGGCCTGCAGATCGTCAGCGGCCTTCTGCGCCTTGGCGAGCTCGCGCTGGTATTTCCCGTAGCTTACCGTTTTCGGGGGTGGGCGCTTCTCCGCATCAGCCGCCGTAGCATCCCGATCGCCAGCGCCAGCAGCAGGATCATCACCAGCGCCCGCAGCATCAGCGCCTGCCACCGGCTCGCCGTCATCATCGCCGTCCTCGCCAGCGCCCGGCGCATCGCCGGACTGGTCGACGTTATCCGAGTCGCCAGCCAGTTTGCCGCCGTTCATAGCCGCGAATTGCGCCTGCTCCTCCGCGGTCAGGCCGTCGATCGCATCGCCATCGCCACCCCCGGCCGCGTCATCGTCGACGCGCTCCGCAAAACTGGGGATGGTCGCGGCAGGATCAGGCTTTGGCGCAAATGCCGCCATAGCCGCCACAGAGGCCCGGGACATGAGCCGGTCAAGATGCTT